TAAATAAATCCATCATATTATTAGGCACTATCACATCGCTATCCACAAATAAAATATAATCAAATCCGCCTTGTTGGGCAAAATCTAAGCACATATTACGAGCTATGCAGATAAGTGTTAATCTGGCGTTTTGGTCTTGGTCAAATTGGCGCTCATTCTTGCCTGCCCCGTTAAATATCCATTCTTGGGTATAATCTACATCTAAATCGCTTGGAATATTTCCTTCGTAGTTTAGGAGTATCTGTTCAAAACCTGCCGCTCTAATCGCTTCTAAACACTTTTTAAGCGAATAGGCTTTAAAATCTGTGCAAATTACCGCTGCTAATATCTTCATACTTAATAGATAAATGTTCCTCCAAATGTACCATCGCTTGAGTCTGCAAAAATCACTTGTTTAGTCCTGTTATTAAACACTCTAAACACTACCTTAGTTCCTGTTGCCTCAATTATGTACTTAATCTTGTCGCTTGGTTTTAGTAGATAACTTGAGCCTATTATCATCTTTTGGTCATTTAGGCTTACCATTTTAACTCCACTTTTGCCTGATGTTTCCCAACGTACATTTATATCTTCTTTAAATGTGCTTGGGGTTGGGGTTGGGGTTGGTTCTTTTGGTTTTGAGCAGCCTAACAGGGCTACTGCAAAAAGTATGCTTAGTTTTTTCATATTGTTTAAATGCTTTAAAATACCTTATAGGGTACAATTATAGTTAATAACGGCTTTATAATACCACTTAGGGTATAAACTAAACTATTCTCCAATTTTAGCCGCTTTAATCAAAACCTCCTCCAGAATCTTCTTTACTGATTTATCTTGCTCAATAGCTTTAAGTTGGTAGTGCTTGACTACTTCAGTAGGTAGGTCGAGTGCTTTTCTTTTTGTCTTTGTCATAATGCAACAAAATTATAATAATATTCTTAATAAGAAAATACTTTTTAAAATTTATCCATCCCCTCCAACTCCTTAACCCTCTTTTCGGCTGATTCTAAACGAGTTGCAAGTTCTAAAATATTTTTGTTCAACTCCAGATTTCTTGCTTTGGTTGCCATTTCTGATAGATATAGTTGCCCAATGTGCTGATGAACGGACACTAAATCAATCAAAATCTTCTCGGCTTTTTCTTTTCGCTCTCCACTTGCTTGTTCTGCGCTATTGTGTAACGTAGTGATGACGTTGCCTAACTTACCTACGATAGCTAAGGTCTTAGCTTCTTTTTGTTCGTCAAAGGTCATCTGTGCCTTGAGTAAATATAGCTGCTCAAAGGTCTGCTCGTATGCTTTTTTGTAGTTCATTGTTTTATATAGCTTAAAATGTGGCAAATCACATCAATAGTCCAACCATTCCCTAACATTCTATACCTTTGAGAATCTGAAACGTGAGCGGTGTAGTTGTCTGCAACAGTTTGAAGTCGCTCACATTCGATTGGGGTTAGTCTGCGTATGCGTGATGTGTTAATCATTGTGCTGCCTTTTGGTAATTGAGCTTGCAATGCAGGACTTATTCCATTAATATCATAAATTCTATCTTGTTGGTAAGGCTGTGTTCCTCCATTTGATTTATTGTTGTTGCTGATTTGTTTGACTTGTCTAACTAAATTATCTTTTGCAACTCCAGTTATACTATTTGTTTTACCGTCATTTCGACTTTCTAATTTTTGAATATGATTGCTATTATGCCAATCTTGACCTTTATTTTCAGTTCTCCCCCTCATTGCCACTATTTCAACCGCATTAGTATTTCCTGTATCCAAACAATAAGTTTTACCATCTGATCTGCTTAAATGACCTGTTCCACCTTTTCCTGTTGTTGATGAACGAGGCATTGTGTTGTGAACTATTAAATCCCAATTATGTTTATTAGTTGCGGTTGCACTTCCTCCATTTCTAATTGTACGAGATTTCGCATTTAAATCCAAGCCAGTAAATTGTTTATCTCTAACATAAGTGCCATCAAAAGGAGTTTTATAATAACCTGCAATTAGACAACCGCTTTTGTCTTTATTATCAGTAGTTAACATATTTTCATTAGCAGTTGACTTTAAATATTTATTTATTGCCTTTTCACTCAAAAAGTATTTCTCATCAACTTCACTTTCCAAAATATCTTTAAGCAAAATACCTTTGTCTTTTGGTTGTTGAATAATGCTTTCCGGATAACCAAATAATCCCATTGGTTGCATTCCAATATTTGTCCAGAAGATACGTTTCCTATTTTGAGCCGAAACTAAGGCAGAATTAATATGGATGCCATTTACCCCGATAGCTTTGCTCAATACCTTTTCCCACTTTTCGCCCATTTCCACGTTCTCAAGTAAAAAGTATTTTGGTTTAACTTCGTTTAACAATCGCATAAATTCCCAAAATAAATAAGATTGTCCTTCAAATTCGTAACCTTCTGCCTTTAATTGTAAATAGTGTTCTAAAGTCAATATTTCGGTTTCGCATTTTGTACTCATTCCTTTACGTTTACCTGCAAAAGAGAAACTTTGACAAGGAGAGCCACCCATAAGTAAATCAATCTTTGGCAACTTATAACCGTCAACATCTAATACACTACCCAATTGGATAGTATTAGGATAGTTAGCCATTGTTACCTGAATCGCAAATTTATCTATTTCGCTTGCAAAGTAATTATTTACTTTTATTCCAACTCTTTCAAGTGCCTGCTGACCGCAAGACATACCGTCAAATAGGCTTAATACGTTTATATTTTCCATTAAAAAGGTGTTTTAATTTCACTTGCAAATCCTATAAATTCTCCTGCTTCTCTTATCTTTTTTCCTTCTCCAGCATAGCAGATTTTGCCTTCTAAGGTTTCTCGGTATCTTGATTTTCTCCAATCAAATTCTAAAAAGCCAATCAAAGGTTTAGCCTTTCCAATTGTGTCGGGTTTGATTTTAGAAAAGTAAACATCTGTATCGTTTTTCTCTTTATCTGGCCAATCTACCGAGCAAATTACTTTTCCATTTCTATACCAACTTGCCCCACCGCTTATATCGTTTGCATCTGGGATTCGTCTTTTCTTCGTGTCCTTGTCAAACTCTACGTTCTTAGGATGGGCTATTGTCATAAAGTGCCTCTGCTTTAATTCTGCTAATTCGTTTCGGTAACTTAAGACATAATCCAGATATTGGTCTTCCCTGCCTTGAATATCGTGGTAGAGATTCTTCCAACTATCAATAAAGCAAGTGTTAACAATTCCGTTTTTATCTTCATACTCGCAAGTAAAATTCCAAAGGTCAATAGGAGATAGTGGTTTTTTAGCGTCTTCTTTCCCTGCAATCAAAAAGTAAGTATCAATCCAAGCCGTTGCGTTTATCAAATCTAAATCAGTAATTGAGTTCTCGTAACCCCTAAAACTTCTACGATAATACTTAACTAATAGCTTTCTTCTAATTTCGTTATAGCTTCCTATATCTGGGGCGTAAAGTAGATGTCTTAACCCAAATACTTCTGATTGATAGAATAGTATTTCAAGCCCAAACTCGGTTTTTCCACTTCCTGGCGTTCCTGTAATATCGGTTACGCCATCCAAAGCAAACTGAAATACCCCATTTAAGCACTCAAAGCCTGCGTAATTCATTCCCGCTCCACCCGTCTTATGGAATACTTCAAAGTCTTTGCGTTTAGCGTTGTAATCAATTATTTTTACATTCATTAAAAACCCCTTTCTTTAAATTCACGAATTTTGCGCTCGGTTTCCGTTTCTTCTGTATGGTTGTTAAACTTTAATTTACCTTGAAGTTCATCTTTACTTGCCCATCCTTGAATAGCTTTTGCCCAATTAACATATTTGTTACCTTCTCCAGAGTATCGCTCGGCTGCTTCGTAGTAGTGTTTAAGTTTTTCTTTACTCCAATCTGGAAAGGTGTTTTTAAATTCGTTTTTATCAAAGATTAAAGATTTATCAAAAGAGATTTTTACGGGCTTAATATTCTTTTCTTCTTTATTATTATCATTATTGTTTGTGTTCACTTGCTGTTCACTTGCTGTCCACTTGCTGTTCATCTGTTGTTCAATTTGCTGATACTTATCCCACGAAACTATTGATATTAAACGATTTCGGCTGTTTGTTTGTTGTTCAATTTGCTGTTCACTTTCAAACACTTTTAAAATGCGTTCAATTTTAGATTCTGATATACCTGTTTCAAAACTTAGCTTTTTTCTGCCTGTAATAAATTGACCTTTTTTTAGCTTTACAATATCATACCCATTTAAATATTCTGCTT